TAAGTTTGAGTGTTATACTTTAGAGGATCAGTATCAAGCAGTCAAAGTAATGCACGAAACCTGCATACCAGAAGGAACATACAAACTTAAACTAAGAACAGTTGGTGGATTCAATACTCGTTACACCAAGAAATATCCTACCTGGCATCGTGGGATGTTGTGGCTACAAGATGTACCAGGGTTCGATTTTATATTAATTCACCAGGGTAACAACGATGAGCATACCAGTGGGTGTCTCATTGTAGGAAATTCACAACAAGACTTAGATGTAAACTTTAATGGTATGGTCGGCTCAAGTGCTAACGCTTACAAGAAACTCTATCCTAAAGTATCTGGTGCAATACTTAAAGGTGATGATGTCACCATAGAATATACAAAGATAAACCTTGATGGTGGAGATAACAAAGCTAAAGACCACATGATACTAGCTGATAGTGTATATGAAAAACTCCAAGAGATTAATGGGAATGTTATAAAAACTAATGCTATGATTAAAGGTAGATTAATAACATAGGAGTTATAAAATGAGTGAAGACCTTAAAGATATGCTTGAAAGAACTATATGGACTTTCATTGAAGCATTCCTCGGAGCTTTAGTTGTTGCGCCCTTGATATCTGTTGATGCAAATACATTAGAGTTAGCTGCATTAGCTGGTGGTGGAGCTGCACTTGCAGTAATCAAGACATACGCAAAGAAAAAAATAACTTAAGAATCTCTTAACTTTTTTGTGTATAATAAACACAACAGGGAGGTTAATATAGTAAATATTCCAGAAGAATGGGGTAATAACTTTTACAAGTCTGGTTGGAAACCAGGTTATGATATCAGTGAAGCAACAGGACATGGTGAACTTACTCATGTAGGTACTGACCCAAACTTCAGAGAAAAGTTTGATGAGATACTACGTGATTGGGGATTCGACCCAGAAAAATATGAGATAGATGGTTCAGTTCGTGCATCATCCTGGAACTCACAATTAAAAGGAGGTACAGTTGAGACCTTCTTTGCATTTAAAGGTGTAGTTAAAAAGAAAAATCCAGGTCAAGATAAATACTTTAAGGAGTTATTTAAACAAGCAAAGAAAAGACCACCGCTTAAACCTAAAACATTCGGAGGTGATACAGCATTCTGTTTCTTTATGAGTGACTGGCAGCTGGGCAAGAAGGACTATGGAGTTGAGAACACAATCAAAAGATATGACATAGCGCTGCAAGATGCAGTGAATAGAATCAAAGAGCTGCGTAAGTCTGGTGTAAAGATAGATGAGATTTACATGATAGGATTAGGTGACCTCACCGAAAACTGTACTCCTTTTTTCTACGAATCTCAACCACACAATGTTTCTTTAAATCTTATTGAGCAGTACGCATTAGCAAGAAGCATGATGATGAAAACTGTTGAGACATTCTTACCGCATGCTGATAAATTAATTTTGGCAGGAGCTCCAGGTAACCATGGTGAGGCATCCAGGACCAGCAAGGGTCAAGTTGCTACCAGTAGATTAGATAACACTGACACTATGCACCTTGAGATTTGTCGTGAGATAATGGCAGCTAATCCAGATAGGTATAAGAAGGTAGAAGTAATAATACCTAAAGGATTTCACCAGGTTATGACCATCAAAAATATACCATGTGCTTGGACTCATGGACACATGTCTGGTGGCGGCGGGAACGCAGAAGCTAAGATAGAGAACTGGTGGAAAGGACAGATGTATGGATTCTTACCAGCTAAGGATGCACAGATACTTATTACTGCACACTACCATCACTTCAGAGCGAAGCAGCAGGGTGATAGGACTTGGTTCCAGGCACCTAGCTTAGATAAAAGCTTAGACTTCACAGCACGCAGCGGTCTTTGGTCCCATCCAGGTGTACTAACATTCACTATAAATAAAAAGGGCTGGGATAATTTAAAGATTGTATAAAGAAAACCTACACCAGGGCAATAGTGTAGGTCTCTTCTTACTTAGCTACGAAAGGAAGCTAAGTTAAATGTCTCCTCTGTTGCAGTCATAACATGTCTCTGTGTCACCATCTATAGGTTTTATATCTTTACATAGTTTGCAATAGAGTTCAGCAATGTTACCCATCGGACAAATTAAAGTCCTCTTCGGGGTCATTATGTTTATTAATCATAACTTTAGATACCATATCAAAAAACTCTGATGAGTTTATATCTATGGCTGGTCCATCGAATGGATTGTCTCTCTTTAATTTAGACATTCTCCTCCTCGTAATTACCAATAGGTTCTTGAAACTTAGGGTCACCATACGCATTGATTAAACCTATCAAGTATCCGCATACTTCATGGCTTACCTCTTGCTCAATAGTATCTGAATTAGTAACCATCAGCATAAGATTTCTAGCAATAGCATGGACCCTGGGATTGTTAACCTCCCACATAGGAGATTCTTTTATAGCATCTTCTATTAACATGTCCAATACCACGACTACTCCTCCTCTTGTACTGGTTTAACTTTACCTAATGTAATCTCAACAGCAGCCATAATACCTAGCAGCTGTAATGATTGGTCCTTCTGAATTATTGTATGCTCTTTAAATACTGGAGTACCTTCTTTGGTTTTCCTTGATAGTATCTCTTGCAGCAATTCTAAATCAGTCGCATCTTTTAATTGTGGCATATCTTCCTTTCCTTACTTGGACTCTGTGTACGTAAAAAGGTTACTCGGTGGTTCATACATATACATAGCAACTTGTCCACTGTGTTCGTGGTCCCACCATTCGTGGTCATTACATGGGCGACTATGTATTGTGTGTCCCATCCTTCTTAAGTCCCTTACTCTTTGTGAGTACGTAGGTATAAACATCTTCTGAAATGAGATAGCACATACCCAATCTCCGCCTACTTCACGTGTTGCTTTAAGCTCTTCTAATATCTTGCCAGCTTGCGAGTCTTTGGATGGCTCCTTGACTCGCTTCTGACTTAGTGCTGCTGAACTAGACATTCTTTAGTTTGTCTATCCAGGTTGAAGCATCTCCTTGTGTGCCTGTCCCGCTGTTAAGGAACTGCTTTGCCTCTGCAGCTAAATCATCTTTACCTTTATCAATAGCTTGATTGATTAAAGTCTCGATGAAATTTACTTGCCCATCACTTATTGGATTCTGCATCCATGGTCCTTCTGGTATCTCACCCATAGTCTCTTCTCCTACTACTACCACATCATCTGTGTTAGATTTTTCTATCTCTTGTACATCATTAAGATTTTCAATGATGCGGTTTACAACATCAGAGTTGCCTTCTCTTGCAGCGAACTCTTCCTTATGCTTCTTAATATAATCAGAAGCAACTGTTATAAATTCTTTTTGGTCTTCTTCTGTATAGTCTGTCACCTTCTCTGGTGTACCAGTTTTAAGATTCATCCTAGCTACAGTAAAGTCCCATGTTCTTGTTGCAAAGTTCTTGTCTTTACCACACATGTCAAGGATGATGGCACCCATATCATCTTTAGAAGGGGATGTCATTGTCTGTTGTGTTGTATCTTTTTTTTTAGGTGCAGCTGCTGGCTTAGGTACAACTGAATCATCTCCTGTTGCCTTCTCCATCTCTTGTCTGCTTGGTCTTTTAGCTGACCCTTGGAACTTCCAGTTAGCTAATGCTCTACCTATTGCAGATGTCTCACAGTTTTCTACCCAGCTATTTTTGTTAGCACCATTCTGTCCCTTGTACTCCTGGGCTAGTCCAGTGCTTACTGGATTGATGTCCTCTTTATGTTCATACACATACGCATGAACTATTATCATGGTGCCATCATCTGATATTTTTACTGGTTCGGTCCAGACTCTACCTTCGGGGTGTGCTTTATAAAAAGCATCTAGTCTATCTTCTACTTCTAAGTAGTCGTTACTATTGTACGCCATTCTTTATTCCTCTCTCTTTCGCTATTGTATAGACATGCTTCCTGGATATACCAGCACTTCTAGCAATCATTGAAGCTGTCATCTTGGTTTCATTTCTTTTATTAAAGAGATAAGTTATCATTGTATTTCTAATGCCTGTATCTTCCTTCATCTTGGTAGATAATTCCATTAGTTCTTTTAACATTAACTCTTCATAACTTGGTTGACTCATAGTTCAAACACATCTATGAAACATTTAGTACATAGTTTTGTCTTGGCTACTTTAGGTACATTGACACCGCATTCACTACAAACACTTCGGTTCTTCTTACCCATCTTGCCTTGTTTGATTTGGTCTTGAATAAATTCTTTGACTGAATTATCGATAGTGATATCTCCACTACCCATTTCAGCAATCAATTTGTTTAGACTGTCATCATCCCATATAGGGTCACTCATAGCATTCCTTCCTTTAATATTTAGACTCTTATAATTTTATTTAGTTACACATTGACTGGCTGTTTTACTTGTGGCTTCATAAACATATTGCACAAAGTATTTAAACAAACATGCCTGGCATTTATTATCTGTGTATGTCTGCCGCAGCTATAACATATACTTGACAACGTAACCTCCTTATACATTCTCTAGTGTATATTATACACAAGTTAATTTAATAAGTCTTGTTGTTTTCTCGCATGTCTTAACTCACGCCAGTTACCATAGATTGTGTACAATCCTACAAACAAATAGGTAATGTACGCAGTGAACATGGTTAGTATAATAAATCCCTCTACACTTTTCATTTAATGTCCCCATCCTGCTGCGGTCTCATTGTCTGGAACTCCATCCCATAACACAGCATATCTATATCCATTTATTTTTATGTGTCCATCTTGTGGTATCTTGGTCATCTCTTCACCAGATGATAAGAAATGTAATGGGTTTGGTGTTACCTTATTTGTACTAAACTCTCCATACTCTACATTTTTTCCTATCTGTTTTATCTTGATAGATGCTTTTAGTTTTTTAGTTACGACATAATAATCAATGTTGGTCTGGTCATAACCCCAGCTATCAACAAAGATGTCACCCTCTTTGATTGATGCAAAGAACTCTTTCTTCTTCTTGATTCTTCTAGCTGCTCTCTCTATCTTTAGTTCTTGTGCTTGCTTGCATTTACCAAAGTAATCTTGGATATATTTTCTGCGCTCTTTCTCACCTCTGAATCTGTAGCTCCAGTCTGGTGTTGCTTTCTTACCACTGAATGCAGTTGCAATCATCTTCTCTTTGTGAACAAACACAATTGCTTCTTCATCAGTTAAGTTTGTATAGTGTTGTTCTGCTTTCTCATAATCTTTATGAGTTGATAAGAACTCTTTGTAACTTTGTTCGATTAAGTTATTCATTTAATTTCCTTCCTTCATATTGTTTAGACTTAATAATATTAATTATGGTTACTTGTTTTCTCAACAACTACTACCTTACGCTCTGTTCTCATGCCATTACTATATGCTTGCATGTGTATTTGTGCTTCATCGTAGGTGTAACCACTTTGTAAGCACTGCCATAGTTGTTGTATGATTTGTTCATTGGTCATTATTCCTCCTCTTGTTTTGCAGCTGCTCTCTCTTCTGCTCTTGCTTGAACCTTTAGCCATGCAAGGTCCCAGTTTTTTAATCTATCCTTGGTGATACCAGCTACAATTTCCTCTGCTATTTCTTGCATGGTCTCATCATCAGCTAGTATCTTTACTTCGTATGTCTTTAATACTTCGTAAGTTAACCTTGTCCAAACTTCTCGGTCTCTTACAATAGGGAGCTTTGGTTGACTCCCTATTGGCATCGTTACTTTAACTGACACTTACTTCACCCTTCTTGTTGATGAAGAACTTACCGAAGAAATTTCTTGCAGTGTATGGACTTGGTCCAACAAAAGTTATATCTCCATGTTCTTCTAATACTTCTTTAGTTAACACACCCTCGAACTGTTCGCTCAACAAACTAACTTGTTCTACTGCAATCATGTTTAACTTACCAGCAGCAACTAACTCTTTTAATTGCTTCTTACTTTTAGGTCTTGAATCCATTCCATCAAGAATAAATATCCCTTGCGCACTCATTACTCACCATCCAGTTCTACTGTCGCAACAGTATTTCCATTAGTATCTTTTAATTTGAGAACTTCAAATGAATTTGAGTTAACCTTGTAAATAAGTTTCCCAGCTTTATCTAAAATTCTTCCTACTTCATAGTGAAAGTTATCTTCGAATGCTGCATTGTTTGTATCGATTGTAATTTGTATCATTACTCAATCTCCTCTTTATATTTCATAGTATCTGCACCTGCACCAGTTATCTGATACACATCTCGCTTAACTTCATTGCCGAATATATCTACCCAAACAATTTCTTTTTCTTCCATTTCTTTTCCTTCCTTCACGTAACTTAGACTATTTAAATTTGAAAT